TGGTTCCCTCGCTGAAGCTGCAACCGGTCGACCTCGTCTTCAGCTGCCCGCCCTACGCTGACCTTGAGGTCTACAGCGACGACCCGGCCGACTTGAGCACCCTGTCATACGACGACTTCCTGACCGCGTACAGAGCGATTGTGGCCGCCAGCGTGGACCGTCTGAAGGCGGACCGGTTCGCCGTCTTCGTCGTCGGCGACGTGCGCGACAAGAAAGGCTATTACCGCCGGTTCGTCAGCGCGACCGAGGCGGCCTTCGAGGACGCCGGCGCCCGCCTGTACAACGAAGCCGTGCTCCTGACCGCGGTCGGGTCCCTGCCGATTCGCGTCGGCCGACAGTTCGAAGCCGCGCGGAAACTCGGCAAAACCCATCAGAACGTGCTCGTCTTCTGCAAGGGCGACCCGCGCAAAGCGACCGCCGCGGTCGGGCCCGTCGACTTCGGCACAGGCGAGACCGATGCCGCGACGTAGCCGCACGGGCGGACAGCCTAAAAAAGAGACCCCGGCTCAGGTGCGGGCGCGGACCGAAGCGACGCAACGCGCGTTCCTCGAGGCGTTCGTCATCGCCGGCAACATCTCGGGCGCCTCGCGGACGTCGCAGGTCTCCCGCGACACGCATTACGCCTGGCTGAAGGACGACCCCGCATACGCCGCGGCGTACAAGGTCGCCGCCGATGAAGCGATCGACCTGCTCGAACAGGAAGCGCGCAAACGCGCGATCTCAGGCGCGCGGCCGTCGGACCTGCTGCTGATCTTCCTGTTGAAAGCGGGCCGCCCAGAGAAGTATCGCGAACGGCTCGAACACACCGGCAAGGGCGGCGGCCCGATTCAGGTCAAGAAGACGGTCACCTTCGGTGGCCGGTACAAGCCGAAGCCGAAGCCGTGAGCATCGAACCCGCCGAGGAGCTGTGCCTGTGGTGGGGTCCGATTCCTGGCACCGACCAGGAAGGGTTCCTCGACGACGACACGCCGGGCGCGACGGTCATCCTGCAGGGCGGGTACGCGTCGGGCAAGACGATGACGCTGACAGCCAAGATGCTCAAGCTGTCGACGATCAACGACCCCATCCCGATTGTCTGGACCGTACCGGACTGGGGTCATGTCGAAGACACGATCCTCGAAACGCTGAAATCGACCGACGACGACAACGACGGCCGTCCGTGGTTCCTCGAGCCCGGCCAGTTTCATCACAACGAACGCAAGCACCGGCTCGAATGGGTCGGCGGCGGGCCGATCCTGTTCGCGTCCGCCAACAATCCGGACTCGATCGCCGGCCCGAACGTCGCGGCCGCGGGCACCGACGAACCTGGGAAGATCAAGCACAGCGCCTGGCGGAACACGATCGCGCGCGTCCGGCATCCCTTCGCGAAGCTGCGACAGATGGTCGCGGCGGGCACGCCCGAGGGCCTGAACTGGCTGGCCGACATGGTCGACGACGACCGGCCTGACAACGTCCACGTGTACCGGGTGACGACCGAGGACAATCGCGAGCTGCTCGACAAGCACCCGGGCTACATCGAACAGGTGCGCGCGAACGCGACCGCCGCGGAGCTCGAGGCCTACCTCGCCGGCAAGGTCACGAACATGCTCGGGTCGCTCGCGTACCCGATGTTCGACGCCCGCGTCCACTATCGGCCCGACATCGTCCTCGACCGCCGGCTGCCGTTGCGGGTCTGCTTCGATTTCAACGTCGACCCGCTGTCGTGCGTCATCGCGCAGCACGCGCCGGCGCTCAATGGGCACGAGGTCCGCGTCGTCGCGAGCGTCATCAAGTACGGCGGGACGACGACGTCGGTCGTCGAGGCGGTCGCCGAGCGCTTCGGGTGCTGGATGCCGGGTTATGACATCTACGGCGACGCGACGGGCGCCGCCCGCAGCGTGCACAGCAACGAGTCGAATTACGACGTCATCCGCAAGCGGCTCGAACGGACCGGCGCGCCGGTCCGGATGCACGTCCCTGCGGCGAACCCGGCGGTCGCGCTGCGCCTAAACAGCGTCAACGCGATGCTGCGCAACGCGCGCGGCGACGTCCGGCTGTTCATCCTGCGCAGCGAACCGCGCCGGACCTGCCCGAACCGCGATCTGGTCCGGTCGCTGCAACGGACGACGACGAAGCCGGGCACGAAGGAAATCCTCAAGAAGCCGGGCGAGACCGACACGCACCCGGGCGAAGCGCTCGGCTACTACATCGCGAAGGAATTCCCGGCGCAGGAGCCGAAGTCGTCGGTCGCCGTCATTCGGGCGGGACAGAAGCACCTCGCGAGCGTGCTGCCGAAGCCAGACGGCCCGCTCGACAAGCAGATCCTGAAAGTGACCGAGGAAGTCATGCGGTACGGGTCGGACGCCGTCACAGCGATCCGTCGAGTAGCCGACCCTACATTCAGATTGCCCGAGCATCTCCTCAACGTCCAGCCCGGAGGACTCCGCTGATGGCCGACGTCGCCAAGACTTCCGCGAGCGGACCCGGCGGGTCGTTCGCCGCCTTTCTCGCGCTCGAAGCCGAAGAGCGCAAGAAGGTCCTGGCGCGCACGCACGCGCTCTACGGCGAAGCGGCGGCCACAGCGCAAATCTTCCTCGATGCGTACGAGGGCTGCGGCGGGTTCGCGACCGGCGAGTACTTGTGGAAGTACCCGCGCGAAGAGGACCCCGACTTCAAACTCCGCAAGGAACAGGCGCGCTATCACAACTACGCGAAATCCCTCGTCAACCTGTACGTCCGCCACGTCATGCATCAGAAGATCGACCGCCGGTCCGACGATCAGGCGCTCAAAGACTTCTGGGAGGACGTCGACGGCGCGAAGACGTCGATCACCGACTTCATGACCCGCGCGGCGCATCTCGCGCTCGCGATGGGCTACGAAGGGATTCTCGCCGACAAGACAACCGACGCGCCGACCGGGCCGGCGAAGGCCGACGAACGGGCGCGGCCGATCCTCGTCCTGTACCACCCGCAGCACGTCGTCGACTGGCGACACAAGCGCGACGAACTGGTCGCCATCAAGCTGAAGGAAGAAATCAGCAGCGACGACATCCTCGCGAAGACCGAGGCGGCCGACGACTGTCAGTACTTGATTTGGTCGAAGACCGAGGGCTGGATTCGCGTGACCGAGGAGGGCGAGCTCGTCACCGACGACGGCTCGCAGGGATTCGACAATCCCGGGCTCGACCTGGTCCCGTTCACGATGCTGCGCCCGGAAGCGTCCGCGGCGAACCCGTTCCTCGGGCAGTCGCTGCTCGGCAACGCGAACGTGTTCCGCGCGCTGTTCAATCGGTGCAGCGAGGAAGACAACGTCCTGCGCGATTCGTCGTGGTCGATGCTGACCGTGTCGGTCGACAAGGAGGGCGACGTCGCCGAGGTCAAGACGCAAGTCGGGACCGAAGTCGGCACGACCCGCGCCATCATCGCGAAGGGACAGATCGAGTGGAAGGGTCCGGATCAGGCCGTCCCGAAGTCGATCCGTGACGCGATTCAGTTCCTGGTGCAGGAAATCTATCGGATGGCGCACGTCACGTACCAGCGCGACTCGCGCGACGCCGAGTCGGCCGAAGCGCTGCGCATCAAACACAGCGAATTGAACGAGATGCTCGTCGGCCTGGCGAACGCGATGCAACAGGTCGAAGAACAGATCGCGAAGTTCTACTACGCCTGGACGACGACGTCGGCCGACGCCGCGGAAAGCGCGTTCAAGGCCGCGAACGTCAGCATCGAATATCCGAACGAGTTCTTCATCAAGGACCTGCTCGAGGAACTGCAGGTCTGGGCGGAAGCGATCGCGCTCGACCTCGGGCTGACCTTCACGCAGCGCATCAAGGTGAAGGCGGCGAAGACCCTCGACCCGGAAATGGACGAGGAAACGCTGAAGAAGGTCACGAAGGAAATCGAGGCGCAGCCGGCCGCCGTCCCGCTGAACGCGCCGGGCGCCGATGCCGCGGCGCTCCGAGACCGTGCGGCCGGTCGTCTGCAGAAGTTCACGACGGAAGGCGCGGCCGACAATCCGATCGTCCAGCCGGCCGGCCGGCAAGCGGCCGCGGGCGCCGGCGACACGATCGCCGCGGCGTAGTCGATGGCGGGCAAGGCCGGGAAACTTCAGCGCGCCGGCGAGGCGGAAGCCGTCACCGTCGACCGGCTGATCCTCAACTTCGAATCCGAACTGTCGCGCATCCTGCGCCTGGTCGAACGGACGATCGTCGCGCTCGTCCGCGACCTCGCTGAGGAAGACGGGCGCCTGGTCCGCACGAGGGCGTCCCTCGGGCGCGCGCTGCGGTTGCGCAAGGACCTGATCGGCGCGTTCACCGACGCCGGCTATCGCGAGCTCGCCGAAGCCGCGATCGATGACGACCTCGACGACCTGACCGCGCTGGTCCTCGAACACAGCGGCATCGCCGGCAAGGCCGCGCGCCTGACGAACGTCAACGCGCAGGCCGTCCTCGCGTAC